ACAAGGCCAAGTGGTTATTTCTACGATTCGCACCATTCTCAAGCAAAAACCCCAGACAACCCGAAAGGGATCTGGACAGCAATTGTTCTTAACTCGGAAGAATCACCGTTCGTCACACCACAATTCATCAAGCAGAAGCTTCTGGAATATGGCGGGCGCGATTCTATTGAGTACATGGTCAAGGTGCTTGGTCAGTTCCCACGAGAAATTAACGGCTATTTGCTTGGTCGTGATGAATGCGATCGCGCTGCTCGCCGCAAGGTGTTGTTGGAGAAAAACTGGGGATGGGTGGCAACGGCTGACGTTGGTAATGGGCGAGATAAGTCGGTCCTCAACATCTGCAAGGTATCTGGTCACAGGGATAAGCGGCGCGTTGTTAACTTTAAGGTAATGGAGATGCCTGGCACTATGGACCCATTGGCCTTTGCTGACTTCATATATAACGAATGTACGCCGGAAAAATACCCGAATATAACAATCGCGGTTGATGCTGATGGTTTTGGTTCTGATACGTGTGCGCAGTTGGTGCGTCGTGGTGCGAACCCGGTACGTATTCGGTGGGGAAAACCCATGTTTGCGAACAAAGACAGGGAGCGATTTGTTAATCAGCGTGCCTACGCAAATATTATGGCGCGAGATGCCATAAAGTCAGGGCGTATGCGGATAGACAGTGACCCTAAAACGGCAGAGCAAGCGTCAAAAATACCCTTTTTACTGAATGAAGAAGGGAAAATGGCGATGATGCGCAAAGAGCACATGCGGCAAAAGCTAAACATCAAATCGCCTGACCGATGGGATACCTACTGCTTCACTATGCTGGTGGACTATGTGCCTGCTAATGAAGATATTGGTGCCGAAATGGCAACTTTCCGAGATCAGGTTCTGGCGGATATCGAAATGCCGGATCTGGATATATAAAGCCCCGCGATGCGGGGCCGGTTGTGATTACCAGAGCTTCGCGGCGTACTGCGTTTGGGGGAATGTGTATCCGTAACGTTCTTCGATTGCTTTGCCGTATTTTTTACGAGCTTCATTCAGTTTTATGCCGGTCAGGTCGTCTCCAGAGGCCATCATTACGTCTAACAATTCCAGATCCATTTTATCCAGCCTTGCCATTGCTTCACGTGATGTACGTATCTTACGCTCAATGATATGGCGAATAGCCGGATCGGCATCCTCCAGCATCTTAGCGGATTTCTGCTTAAGGCTTTCATTGCGAATATCGATGTTCCTTAAGATGTACGACTTCGCAACGTAGCTTGGCTGGTGTTTTTCCAGGTCACGAACACGATATAAGTTAAAATCGCCGAGAAGGCTGCAAGGTACCGATTCGACGCCAGAATAAATTGTAATGCTCCGGCGCTCACCAACATTATTGACAACGGGGATTGTTGTCTTCGGTAGTTTTGCGAAAACCAATGCGCCATGTGCGCCAACTCTAAAGCGAGAAAGGGCATTGCTGCCTTCGATGTTTGTTGTCAGCACAACATCTGTATATGCCTCTTTACGCGCCCGGTAGATCTCGCCTTCAGGCTCAGCTTCAAAGAAGCGCTGTTCTTCTTCAAGAGCACCTACGATTTGAGAAAAAACCCTATTTTTCAGGCTTTTCTTTATGATTTTGTCGTATTTTTTGAGCAATTGTTCACGTGTAAATGTACGTGTTGTTGTAGCGCTTTGCACAACAACATGCGTGCTTTGATTGGTGTCCTCAATGATGAATGGGATCGGAGAATATACAGACTCAACAATGTTCGACGCTTTGCCGTCGGCATCGCGGCACATGTCAACGAAGGCTTTCCATTCAGCAAGACATTTTTCAGCTTCTTCTAATATGTTTTGGTCATGCGTTAATGCAACATGGCGGAATTCCTCGCCAGCATAACTGGTATCATGGAAAACAGAGTTTGCGACCACCAGCTCTTTCCACCGTTCAGCGGTTTGCAGGAACCGTTTGTACTCTTTCTCGATCGACTTCTTACTCATTATTCCTACTCGATTTAGTTTTCTAACATAAAATTACTATGACAAATTTATGTCGAATAACAGAGTGAGTAAAGGATCGAACTGTGATTTTTTGTCATCAATTTTAGAAAACCAACTGTATAAACCACGCTTCGCAAATTAAAGACCATGAAGGCAACGTGTTACTGGTCAGCAATCAATCTGTGATGGATTAAAAAAAATCGCCATTTTATAACTTTAAATAATTGGCATTATTTAAAGTTAGGCTATAATCATGTGTAGATGAACAGTGTTGACATCACTGAAAATACGTGCCTCGAATCAAAGGCTTGTATTTTGAAAATTAACTTATAGCTACCCTGTCATTTTTATATTTTTCGCGTAGCGTCATCTGTATATAGAGGTGAAATAGTTTCATGAGTGAATTAATTATCTCTGGCAGTTCCGGTGGTTTTCTGCGCAACATTGGCAAAGAGTACCAGGAAGCCGCAGAAAACTTTATGCGGTTCATGAATGACCAGGGGGCTTATGCGCCGAATACTCTGCGCGACCTCCGGTTGGTGTTTCATTCCTGGGCGCGCTGGTGTCACGCTCGCCAGCTTGCCTGGTTTCCGATCTCACCAGAAATGGCCCGCGAGTATTTTCTTCAGCTGCATGATGCCGATCTGGCTTCGACCACCATTGATAAGCACTACGCCATGCTGAACATGCTGCTTTCGCATTGTGGTCTTCCGCCACTTTCGGATGATAAAAGTGTTTCTCTGGCTATGCGGCGCATCCGGCGCGAAGCGGCAACTGAAAAAGGCGAACGAACAGGCCAGGCTATACCGCTGCGGTGGGACGATCTGAAACTGCTCGACGTCCTGTTGTCCAGGTCAGAACGGCTGGTGGACCTGCGCAACCGGGCTTTTCTCTTTGTTGCATACAATACGCTGATGCGTATGTCGGAAATCTCGCGTATTCGTGTAGGAGATCTGGACCAAACAGGTGACACTGTCACGCTACATATTTCACACACGAAGACAATAACGACCGCCGCCGGGCTTGATAAGGTGCTTTCCCGTCGCACTACCGCTGTGCTGAATGACTGGCTGGATGTTTCCGGGCTTCGCGAACATCCTGACGCAGTGCTGTTCCCGCCGATACACCGTAGCAATAAGGCCAGGATCACGACAACGCCCCTTACTGCACCTGCAATGGAGAAAATATTCAGCGACGCCTGGGTGTTGCTGAATAAAAGAGATGCTACGCCAAACAAAGGAAGATACCGGACGTGGACCGGGCATAGTGCACGTGTCGGGGCCGCTATTGATATGGCTGAAAAGCAGGTGTCTATGGTGGAGATCATGCAGGAAGGAACCTGGAAGAAACCGGAAACACTTATGCGGTATCTTCGCCGTGGCGGCGTGTCTGTGGGGGCTAATAGCCGCCTGATGGATTCGTAAATTAAATTTCTAACACATCTTTTTAGATTGACGCCTTTGCTGTAAAGTACCCTCGCCTATTTAGGAGGGTGCTTTGCAGAGTCAAATCACGGAATCAAGACGCTTCAAGGTGGATTGTTACACCGTAACCTTCGCCGCTGGTGTTAAGAACAGTCATGCTGTCGTTGTGTTCGGCATCATGACCGGGCTTGAGGCCGTCCCTGTGTTTACCCTCGAAAAAAACTGGCGAAATCTGGAGGAAGCAGAAAGCTACGTCCGGAAAGTAACCATCATTGCCGCCGAAAAACTCCTGGCCCACTATCAGGAAAATTATCGCACTATGGTCGAGAAGATTAATCTCGCTTTCACTCGCCCCACTACCGGCTTTATTGCACCGGATACTAATGCAGGTCGATATCCTGCAAGGGGGCGTCGGTGAAAACTTATTACCCATCTCTGAATTGTTACCCGTCTTCCTATCCAGAATTATCCGGGAAGCTGTTAGCTCTATTAGCTAAAGCACCTACGGAATGGTTTAAGCCAGTCGTTATCAATCCACACTTCCTGGATTACGGATCTGTTCGCACTCGTAACGAACTCAAAAACCTACTGGCGCATGGATTCATTCGACACCGTGCCGGGAAAGGCTATCAGTTAGCGATTGCGCCAGAAGAGGCCGTGCGGCTATTCGCATATCGTGACAGCCAGACAAAAGCTCGGGTAATAGCTCAAATACTTCATAACGGCAGCACCTATGCCCGCCAGTTTGGCGGCGACACGTCGCAGTTCTTGCGGGCGGTGCGATCGCTGGAGGGGCAAGGGGTTATTGAAAGTTCCTGTCTTCCTGTTCCTACCGTTCCACATATCAAACGTCGGGTTTACACCTTCACGCAGAGAGCTAAAAAACAATGATTTACGTAAAAGTGAAACGCCTACATCCGGCAGCAAAACTTCCAGCTTATGCCACCTCCGGATCGGCGGCGATGGATTTTGAGGCTGTTGAAATAAAACCATGCGTCGATAGCAATGGTGCAATTTCCTCAAGCTGGTGGGTGTATACCGGACTGGCTATGGAGATCCCGCCCGGCTGGTGTCTGAAACTCTATCCGCGATCCGGATTGGGCTGCAAAAAACATACTCGCCTGGCTAACTGCGTAGGAATTATCGACTCCGATTATCGCGGTGAAATCATGGCAAAACTGATTACTGATCCCGGCGGGGAAGGCGTTTGTCTCAAGCCTGGAATGGCTGTCATGCAAGGAATTTTTGAGCGTGTTGAACAAGTCTCACTAGTCGAGGTTGAGGAACTCAACGAAACGGAACGTGGTGCTGGTGGCTTTGGTAGCACATCGGAAGGCCACTTTGAAATTAAGCGTTCACCGCTTCAGTACGAAAAGTTATAAGCAGAGAAAAGACTATGAATAACATGGCAACGAAAGAGCTTTTTAAGTTCCTTCCCAAATACAAAGCTCACAAAAACGTTAGTGCATCGAAAATCAAAAATGTTGTTATTTTCGGAGTAACTGATGCCCCACTGTGGGGCTGCATCGAACTCGTTGAACCAAAAGGGGCAACAGTTTGTGTTGACGCAATGTTTTTACAAAAACACCGACCAAAAACTGGCGGGTATCTGATCGTTTATGAAAACGGTTATCTGTTCTATGCCCCGGAGAAACCATTTGAGGAACGCTATGGCCTGGTTAACGACGCCTCCAAAAATGGAACCACGGTCATCATTACGGATGACAACGGCGTGATGATTAATCTTACCGGGAGCGTAACTATTTCTGCTGGTGGCATCACCATCCAGCAAGAAGAAATCGACCTTGAAGCAGCCGACTTTTCTGACGCGCTGATGTGGCTGAAGGATGGCAAGAAAGTTGCTCGACGCGGGTGGAACGGCGAAAACCAATTCTGCTGGCTGGTTCCTGAAGGACAGTACCCGGCACGAATGGAAGCCATTAAGGGATATTTCCCCGGCGACCTCGTTCCGTATGGTGCTTATTTCGCCTTAAAAAATGCACAAGGTGTAGTTGTTCCGTGGGTTCCTTCTGTAGGCGACTTACTGGCATGTGACTGGTTTGTAGTGGAGTGATTTGACATGGAAAGCACCAAAACAATTCAATACCGCTTGCGTAATGGCCTGCTGGTGGCTGTTAACGCCGACATGTCACTGCCGTTTGACACGATTGAACGCACTATCATGACGTATCTCGGCTTTAATGAAGAGCTGAATGAAGAGCATGGCGTAGCTATATGGAGTGATGCAGACAGCGGCGTTCGTCGTTACATCACCGCCAGGGGCAAAGACTACTCTCTGGAAGAACTGTTTACCCTTGCGCAGTCTTTCGAATGTGTAGCATTAGACCTGTTTAATGATCCTGCTATAGCGCAACGACTTATACGCGAGCTTGGGCTATCCGTTACACCAATTATCTTTAAAAATGGCAGCCTGACTGGCACATGGCGCGTAGAACGCATCTCAAACTACCTTCCATATAACCGACAGTTAAATGGAGTAATCTCCGGCGTTAATCAGCCCGTAGCGTGTGAAAATGTAAACCTGGTTGTCGCTGTTTTGGCAACCGCATGTCGTGTTATCGGTTTGGCTAAACAGGCATTTATTCATTTCCCAAATGGTGCAGAAGGTAGCGCAGAGATTATCGCGTGTGATTTCGAATTTACCTGGATGCTACGCGAATATCTGGACCAAACAGTATTCCGTGCCGAAGAACTGGATATGTATATCACGTCAACGATTCCAGACGATGTGCGAGCTGAAGCAATCGCTATAGCCAGGGCGAAATGCCGTGCGGCGATTGCAGAACGGGCCAAAGAAGAACAGTCCAATGATACAGCGGCAGAAGAGGTGAAATAACAAAAAGCCCGCTTGGTATGGCGGGCTTCTTTTCAAATACTGGAAGCACTTTGCCTGCTACCAAGCATTCTCTGTTTAAGCACAACCATTTCCTGACGGCATAACACAGCAATAGCGGTCCTGGCGCCAATTTGCTTACCAATCAGGTATTGCTTTACCTCGCGGCGACTCACGCCATCAAGAAGCATCTTTAACGCTTCACGGGACAATTTGTTGTATCTACGTGCCATTAATCTACTCCGCGGAACCATACAATCTACGTAACGTGTCGGCGACAGAAGATACAGATATCTCTCCGGTCGCAGCCCCTACGGTAAGGTCTGCCAGTTCAGGTGAATCAAATACCTGCACCCCGTTACGGCGTAGAAATAGCAGCGCACTGTTTAGCGCGGTACGCTTATTGGCATCATTGAATATATGCCCTCTCGCCGTAGCCACCAGGTAGGTGGCGGAGACTTCGAAAAGGTCGGTGATCTCTTCGTAGGCAACTCTGGCCTGAACTCTCCCGATAATGGCCTCTGCCCTACCCGGATCTGACATGCCCGGCAGTCCGCCGTAGCGGCTTATATTCGCATCATGAAGCGCAATAAGTTCTTCCGGTGATATATGCCTCATTATCGGTTAACCAGTTCCTTGTTGGTGGAATCCAGAGTGTCAAACAGAGATGCAAATTCGGCATCCAGCGCCGCTTTTTTGTAGGCTTCGAAAGTAGCCTTGCTGACAATTACTGCTGGCTCACGGCCTCTGCGGGTGATTTCAACCTCTTCCCCGGCTTCAACATTGTTGAGCACTTCAGAAAAGTTGCCGCGCGCGGTACGGAAGTTAATGGATTGCATAAACACCTCGTGTACTCATTATGTGTACACAATTATAAACCTCACAGGCATAAAGCACCAGCACTTTGCAGCTTAAATAACCGGACAATCATCAAACTCCCCACTTCGGGCATCATTGATGACATGAGTGATCACACCAAAAACAGCATTACTTCCCGTGCATCCATCGTCATCTACTGGTAACGCCTCTTTCTTCCCGGTGCTTAAATCCTCCAGGTGCTGGCGCGGATACTTCCTGTATCTCTTTATGCGATATTCACCCTCCATAGCGCACACAAGCAGCGAACCATCAACTGGAGTAAGCGAAGAATCAACCACCAGCAAAGCACCTTGCAATATTCCCTCACGGTGATGGCTATCAGCTGCCCGCATGAAGTAGGTTGCTGATGGATGCCTGATTAGTTGCTGATCAAGAGAAATTCGGCTTTCAACATAATCCGCCGCAGGAGAAGGGAAGCCCATAGCGTTTTCACCTCAATAATACTGTTCATTTATACAGTATACATTAAATGGACACCTTTGGTGCAAACGCGTTACGTACATCAACCACCGCTGATGATTTTGTGCTCTTTGCTACTATTCATCACCAACGGATCAGCGTAACCTCGTTGCCAATCAGTTAATAAGGAATTGGCTATGCCTAATCGCATTCCTCTCGATCCTGTATTGCCCAAAAATTTTGACTGCACTCCTAACGAGAAACATTTTAAAATAAAGCTCGCCGGTCATCATTAACTCCTACATTCAGGGCAAGAGTTCCCTTCCGCAAAATAGGGGAAACTGCTATCAAGCTCATCACACCATCTGCGATGGTCGTAGCACCAAAACGCCTCCCACGGTACACGGAAATACTTCATCCACCAGGACACTCGATCAGGTATATCTGCTGGTGGCAGCTCTTCTGGCAATAATTTGCCTGATAATTCCCTTTCCGCCCGCGCCAGCATTCCTTTTAGACTCGCATTTTCTTTTTCAAGAATCTCTACGCGAGCCTGTAACTCAGCTTTCGTTGGCATGGCCCGCCTCATGTTTATCAGCCACCAGCGGCAATAAAGCCTTAGCCATTTCATGAACCAACATGGCATCAATGACGCCTAGCGTATGGCCCGGCTTAATCTTTAATGCGGCCTCAAGATAGCCTCTTTCCAGAGTGGTTTTTACGCTTTTCCTGGGCGCTTGTTGGGAACCATCCGGAAGAACCGGATGGTTCCCAGCCTCATAAGCTACCCGCAACCAGTGCATGAATGTTTCCGCAGACACACAACCGCAGTCCACATCGATTTCCCCGCGTTGCTGCTCCAGCCATTGCTCAAAATCTAACTTGTAAGCCTTACTTTCAGACTTGACTTTCTGAGACGCTATGCGAGCTGCTTCATACTGTTCACGAGTGACAACCGATGTAAACGCACTGCGATCAAGGTCACTGATATCGCAAATAATGCCATCAATGGAATAATTCTTTGATGATTGGTAATTTTTATGGCGCGTACCAAAAAGAACCGTAGCGCGACTACTACCTGGCATCGTAATGGATAGATGGCAAAAATCTTTTCCATCAGGCCATCCATGCCCCTTAGATAATTCCTTCACTAACAAGTCAATCAGTGTCATAGCTTTACCATCCTTGCAAGGCGCTAAAGCTATTTTGGCAAGTTCCAATACTTCATCTGCTGTGTATCCAGCACCGTGACCATACATTTCGATACGGGAAATAATATCTGAAATACGCTCTTTAGTGATTCTTGTCATAGTTTTATTTCCTTGCATGGTTCGCCTTTACGGCAAACAGCTACACGGTCATTTCTTACATTAACCACAGTCACCGTTCCGTCATCGCATTGAATAACGATGAAAGGGTGTTCATTCTCTTTTGTGCAATGTTGCTGTTCCCCTGCTGTAACAGTGAGGGGAATTAATAAAATAATAATTACTGCGAATTTACTAAATGTTGCCATAGCAATCTTTCTTTCTGTTTTTCATTATGGTTGAATCCAGTTATCTTCAATAGCAATGCTTAATCTTTGTAACCATTCTGCTAATTTCAGCATTGCTTCTCTTTCGCTTAAACCACACGGAAAATCATCAAGCGATATTGTTGGCTTGAAGTTTCCTAAATTATCCATTTCGACGGTCAGATTTTGCTCCAGCACGGTATTTCTTACGCGGCTATTGTGCCGAAGCAAATATACTGAACGTGATTTATTGGTTTTGTGGTCGAAAGTATATTCGGTAAGTATCATCTGGCTTCCGCCATGATTATTACCGCGCCACATAATTACTCCGTGTTAATTGAAATTTAGCTATTAATCTTCACTTTTATCGCGAACACCTTTACCGGTTTATCACCGAAGTGCGGATGTGTGATTGTTTTTATTTCATATCCGTTATACGGGACGTCAATTCTGCGACTGAAGTCTTCGCGCTTCGGATATCCCTTTGTGATAATCAGGCGGTCATACTTACGGTTAACGAGGCGCTTATTCCAGTAGTCATTACACAGGCGATACTCTTCCGTTTTCTCCCCTCGAATCATGGCATCGAAGTATTCACCTTTAACGGCAAGTTGCAGGTTAGCCATTACCTCACCTCCAGTCTCCATACCGCCTGACCAATCCGGCTGGCATGGGTATCTTTGGATACTGTTCCGTCTTTAGCCAGCTCCATAAGAATTTTGCGCAAATCTGCCGAACGCCATTCTTCATCAGGAAATTCCTTCTCCATTGCCAACCGCAGATTCCAGGTTGCCATCCTGAATGGATATTCCCCGCCGAGAGCTTTATCTTGCAGGGCAGCCCGGGAACGCATCACCTGCAAAACCTTCTCTTTTACATCCATCATTTCGCCTCCTGCGGCGGTTCCGGTAGCGGCATCCAGTGAGTTGCTTGCTCAATACCATTACCCGGCTTAATCGTTGCATCTCCGCGCCGAAAGGTGCTTCCGGTATAGCGTGCGGAGCATATTAGCGGTTCAACCAGAGAGCTATCGAAATTCACCGAAATAAGCACGTTCTGGTTCTTTTCAGGCATCCGCTCACTACAGCTTATCCAACCATCCGGAGTTACCGGCACTGGCTGGGCGGTGTAAAGTGGAACAACTCGCCCTCCCCATTGCTTAACACTACTCTCAGCGAACACTAAATGCTCAGTCCGATAATACCCAGGGGCATCAATATCTTTTCTTTCGCTATCCCACATGTAAACCACCGGTTCTGCTTCCAGTGATGCCAGTGCAATTTCATAAGCACGGCGCTCAATATTGTCTCGAACGTCCAGGCTGCCTATGCGTTCTTTGATTTCTTTAATCAGTTCTTTGTCGGTGAAAGTGGTCATGGGTCAGTTCTCAACCAATAGTTATGTGAATGAAAGAAAGCAGCCAAAGAATGGACTCAATAACTGCCCAACCAATAACGGCGCAAATGACACCGAAAACAACGAAAAAACCAGTACCAGGCAAATTATTGAACATCCTCACTCTCCTTTGATGCCAATGTTTACAGCCTGGCAAGCCTCTTTGAGCACCCAGTCAACAGCGTCTTTCCATGCTCCGGTTTCGACTGGCGGATTTTCACGCTTAACCTGTTCATAGAAGCGCACTGCTTTAATCAATCCTTCTGGTGTCAGTGGCACAGGCGGGGCAGTGAATAACGCCTGAATTTCATAGTTCGGTCTGTCGTTGCAATCCTCTTTTGTCGGTACATATTTCCAGTCACCAACCCACGGCTCCCCCTGTGAGTCCGTAATGCCTTTTTTCACGTAGCGATATCGCCATGCCATCGGTTCTGCTTCCAGCGATGCCAGCGCAATCCGCGCCAGTTCTTCCGCTTCTTCTGCTGGCAGTACAACGTTGCTACCAGGTCCGTATGTTTCGCGCCACTGCCTGATTGTCAGCAGTCGCTCTTTGGTAATAGTGGTCATGTGTTACTCCTTAACCCGCAGTGCTTTCAACTGACGAGGGGAACAAAATCTTTTCTTCAAATCCGGCATTCATATCATGGACAGCAACACACCAATCCATTGACGAACGATTATCAAGAGCCTCCATGATTTCATCCATGCGGCGCAGGTCATACAGGTAAATGCTTTTATCGCCAATGGTGTAAAAACCAATTTTTTTCGGTGATGGGCAGCGATCAAGAACGTCCTGTAATTCGTTCAACCATGCCCGTTCTTTTTTTGTTAAAGTTGCCATATCACTCTCCTTTAGTGCGCAAATGGTTTTTCCAGCGGTTTTGCGCCGCGCTGGGCTTTTTGCAAAAACCACAATCCATCATCCCGTAATATTTCATCAACCCCATCCGTCGGTTGCTGAGTCTCACCCACTGCCAGACGCTAGGGGCGTTTCTACGAACTAACAGAATCTTTGCTTTACGGTTTTTCATCGTTTTGCTCTCCTGCGTCTCCTTTGATGCAAATGCCAGCGACGCGTGGCACATTAACTTCCACGATGCGCACAGTTGGTTTGTACATCTCAATCGCTGTCAGCCAGTCAGCGCCGGTCATATGCTTTTCTGCATCGCCATTAGTCCATTGAACCGGCACACCAATAGCTTTCATCGCAATTTCTATTTCCCCGGCGATGGCGCTTTTTCCGCAACCAGTAAAACCAGAAACAACGACAAGAACTTCGCCTTTGGCTGGTTTTATTTCCCGTGCTTCCAGTTCTGCAATGCGCTTCTCTGCGGCTTCCAGCTCAACACGCAGCTTCCCTACCGTTAGCGCAATTTCCTCGTTCTCCTGGTCGCGGCGTTTGATGTATTGCTGGTTTCTTTCCCGTTCATCCAACAATGCCAGCGCGATATCTGGCGAAAAGTGCTTCATAAAATCGTTAAGCGCATTAATTCGCTGATCGAAAGGCATTACAGGTGCTTCACCAGCAATTTTTGTTTTTTCAGCGATTTCACGAAGTTTTTGATAGTCAATTTTGTTTGTCATACCACTACCTCTTCGAATTTCAACTCCAATTGGTCACCCCAGATTTCACATGATTCGGAACACGAACCAGTATCAAACCGCTTGGCCTGCACCATCGCCTGATACAAATTTCTGTAGTCGCTGTCGGCATACATTCTGGCAATCCCGTCAAGCGTCAGGTGACCACGGTACATAACGTCTTTACCTGTTCTGCGATGACCATCCCTGACGTGTTTGCCTGTAACCAGTTCATTAAAAACCCGCATCAGACCAGGTTCGTCTTTACATGCAAGCCCCAGCTTTTGCGTTGACTTTTTGATGCAAAAAACACAGTTCCCGAGGTGCTCCGGGATTTGCAAATCAAAAGGTTGTTTTCGCCACCACCGAATAACATCCGACTTATCAAAATCTGACAGTTCTGCAAGATACCGGACGCCCGGTTTCGGTTTCAGCCTACGGTGTTCGTCCGCACGAATACCCAGCCATGTGATGTAATTCCCTCGCCCAAAATGGTCATCGCAATATTTCGTGAAAGGGGTGAGTTTTAGCCTGTCAGTACAGAACGCGCCGCCGATGTAAGGCGTACCGTACTTTTTAACCATGTCCATAAACGGTTTAAGCACCGGCATTCGCGTCTGAATATCCTTTGGTTCCCATTCCGTATAACCATTTGGCTGCCCAAGTTCTGGATTTATATCGACCTGCAACACCGTTAGCGGTACGTTCCAGAACTTCACAACCTCACGAATAAAGCGATACGTCAGAGGATGTTCACAGCCGGTATCCATAAAAATGAAATGGACGCTAGCGCCAGCTTTTCGCTGTGCTTCCATCAGATGAACGAGATAAGCCGATGTTCGTCCACCTGAAAAGCTGACAACTTGATGCATACTCACGGTTTATTCCTGAACGCGCTTAAACTCGATTACCCATACCCACGGGTTAGATAGCCAGTTATCCTGCCCGTAAATACTGCGCCAGATATCACCAAAACCAACGCGATAAACAGCTTCCGGCGGCGTAATTTTGTACATCGCCGGAGATGCGCCTTCTGCGTTAGCATCTGCCTCGCTCATATCACGCAGCCGTTCCACACGCACGTCGGTAATTTCCAGCAAAATACGCGAAGCCCAGCGCGGCATGTGAATTGATGGACGCCACCCGCCATCAAACTTTTCATTCACAGTGTGAGGTTTCCAGTCGGCATCATCGGGTATCGACCACAAACCGTAATCACCAGGCTTTTGCTCACAACTGGCCCGATAAATCCTTGCTGCGTTCTTCTCATCGTCACGACAAAGGTTGTCGTTCCAGTCCACACTGCAACCATCTTCATTGCCTAATATCGCCCATGTTTCACGAACCCAAATTCGATCGCCGACGATACCAAAGGGGCAATTGAAAACACTGCTTACACCATCAGCCCCGTACCACTGAAAACCTGCACCAATTTTTCTAACCATCACTGGTGCTTCTGGACCAACTTCCGCAGGCTGATTTTTCATTATCCGCCGCGTCTGCGTTTTCCTTCCTTCGAGGATGGCCCTGACCATCTCATCGTTAAAAATCATCCCGCGTTCTTTCATTTTTTGATCCACCTCATCAGTTATTGAACGTGATCACTCCGCGCTCGATGGCGAAGTCAAAAAGCTGGTTAGCGGCTACGTAAAGGCGTATGCCATGTGCTTTTTCCCATGCCCGAACATCGTTTTCTGCGCTTCTGGCGCAGTCATCGCAAAGAGGAACAGCCCAGCGGTCGTGTTCGTTTAACGAGCGGGCGCGGTACATGAACGGGTGGTTAACTTTGCCACCGCATCCGATGCACGGACGAGAAACCACAAACCGGAGATAAGCCGGGCTTTTACCGAGGACCGCTTTTGGTCGGCGCATATAAAGCAGGCCGGAATCCTCATCTACAGACAGGTTGACGATCTGCTCTGCGGTTATGTCCACCAGCTCGCGGGTACTGTGCTCCCAGGTGATATCTGATTCTTTCAGCGTACCGGTAGGGATTTCAGTTTTTGGCTGACAAAATGCAATGCGACCAGCTTCATCAGGCAGTTCGTCTTTAAGATTCCGGCGAATGGCCCAAAAGGTGAGTTCAACCATGCTCAGATCGCGATCCGGCGGAAGTTTTAACTCGCTGGCAGCCCAGTTCATAATCCAGTTGGCGCGATTCCGTGACAGTTGGTCTTCCAGCTTGCCGTATCCCTTCATCATGTATTCCGCATCATGCTTCCAGCACAGGCGAACGGCAGAACCGTTATAGAAATGGGTGGTTAGCTGGTGGCTGCAATCGCGCTTATCATGCGCCTGGCAATCGTGAATGTTGGTGCTAACCCAGTGAACGAGAGAATCCTCACCACCTAACGCGTTAAATACACGCTCACTTTGAAAAAAGGGTGCCAGTGACTGGTTGGCAACCAGTGAATAATTCAGGTCAACGACACCATCAGGGGTGTTTTCAGCCTGTTCACGCGGCAATGGGGATATAAGAAAACGGCGTCCTGCGCCGATGTAATTGCTGGTGGGCTTATCTACAGGAAAGACAGCCACACCAGTTTCATTTACGACATATGGGGTGATTATTGCACTCATAATGCATACCGACTCTGTTTTGTTCCGATCGGTAAAATAATATGTTAGAAAACTAAAATCAATGTTCTAACGTAATTTTGAGTGCGTAAATGATTTGATCAGACTTTAAGCTTCCCTCCCTTCACCTGCATTAGCGTCAGATTTCCGCAAAAAACCGCGCCCGTGTCTATGTAGTGCTGATTCCAGTATGCTTTTGGTCTTCGTACCGGTGTGTGCCCAAAGATAAAGCGATCTGCGCCTGTGATTTCTCCACCAATGCCATCTATCGAATCACCGACGCGACTGCGCGACCAGACAACATCAAAAAGCGACACATCCTTACCGAACTGGTACTCTCCACCTGGATAGTCGGCATGGGCTATAACGATAGTTTCATGCCCGGTGTTCAACTCAATGATATATGGCAGACGCTTTACCAGCTCCACCAGCGCCTTGGCTAATATTTCCTGATCAGTGCCCAGCATGAAGAACCATTGTCCGCCATTCATTAGCCAGTTATTCACGTTGCCATCAGGACTTAACGCATCAAGCATCAACCGCTCATGGTTCCCCATTACTGCCCTGAACCAGGGCATCTGCAATAGTTCCAGACATTCGACATTTTCAGTACCGCGATCGATAAGGTCGCCAACCGATATCAGTAAATCCTGCGCCGGGTCAAAATCCACACGATGGAGTTCGGACATCAGTCTGGTGTAGCAACCATGCAGATCACCAACAACCCATATGTTTCTGTAGCCAGAACCATCAATACGGCTATATAAATTCACTTCATGCATAGTCTGGATCATGCGGCAACCTTCTCCCGCAGCCAGATACAAACTGGACCATCTTCAGTGTCATGAATAGAGCCAACAAACCAGCCTTCACCCTCTGGTCGCTCCGGTTCCCAGGCGGCAATATCGGGACCAGCTGCGTCCAGATCAAAATCATCTTCATCCATACTGCGAATAGTCCACTGAAGATTATTTTCCTTCATCCAGGCGTCAAATTCCTCAGTGGAAATATATTCACGACCTGCGCAAAACTTCTCATACTCCGGATGTGTCCAGCAGCCATATTCATCACGTTCTACCGGCATTTCTTTAATGATGCTCACTCTTCATCCTCCAAGTCGGCAACGGCCTCCATCACATCAGAACCGCGAATAACCTCAAAAGCACGGCAGGCCATTTCAAACACCTGTTGTTCTTGCGGATGCGGTGACTCCCAATACTTAAAACCAGGTCGATGCTCGTAACCCATCATGGAATAAAAATCGCCAGCAAGTTCAATCGCGGCATCAACAAGTTCGCGATTTGTCATCGTCTGTTCTGTCATTTGGTTTCTCCTGTCTGAACATCACTATCATCAGGTCGCCTTTTATCGCTATTCTGGCTGTTGTGCCTGGTTCAATGCGGCTAAGTTCAAATGCGTCATAGAACGCTTCTAATGCCTTCTGGCGTAGTTCCTGTTTGCGCCGTTTTTTCCACTCTTTTAGGAAAATGGAACCCAGCCATCGCCAGGTACGGGACATGATGTAAAGCCAACCGAGAAGTGCCAGACCGGTATTTAGGGCCGTATCGATCGTTATCGTGGTGTCGATATTCACTGTGGTGGCTCCTGCTTTTCTGCCTTTAATACCATGCGAGAACCATCATCCAGCTCCCAATTAATTTCACCGCCTTCAGCCATGACTAGATGCCAAACGAGTTGTGCGGCCTCGTTGGTTACATCACGACCGCGATCATTGCCGACACGACGTTTTGTTCCATCCCCTAAGTCACGCATTTTTGCCAACACGATGGTTTTTGATAGCGGTGAAAAACCAAGCTGTAGTCGTGCGGTATTACTCACTGTTTGCCTCCTTTTCGAAGCTGGTCAGCGAACCTATCAGCTGCATCCGCGCAAGCAGAAGCAACGGAATCAAAAAATGGATCATCTCCGGTATCGCGCATCGTCAAAGCGAATGCCTCCACCCCTTGTGCCTGTATTTCTACAAGGTATGCCTTAGATGTAGTGCTTTTCGCCTCGCCTAATTCGTTATGAGCGATGTTCGCTATACATGCGATGTCTATATCTGGATGATTAATTGGGCAATGGCTAAGAATTGCCTCAAGTGCTGCTTTTTTGCTTTGGCATTCCGCCACCATCGCCCCGCAATTGCTTTCATATTCGGCAATACGCTGTTTAGCAGCCTCCAGCTCAACACGCAGCTTCTCAAGCGTTAGAGCCATCTCCATGTTCTCGTCCAGCAGTTCAATCACATCAGGATCGCTATCATCAACTACTGTTATGCGCGATTTTTTGTAATGCTCGTCAGCATAAGTTCGTCCAGTTTTGAAGCATCCGTCGTCCTCCATGCCGGAACAGGCATAAACAACATGTGATCCAGATATGCGCTGCATTGACATTTCCTCGCCACAAACAGAGCATTTAGGCGCTGGTTTCGGTGAAAAACGTTCACGTAACGTATGATAGTAAAGCTCGCTCACTGGCTGCCTCCTTTGCGAAGCTGTTCAGCGATATCTTCGAGAACGCCATCAGAGAATGAGCGGTCAAAATCGCCTTCCCGCGCATTAGCCATAAACTCAGTAGAGGTAAGAATCATCCGGGCAATATCCGCGGCGTTCTTCGCAGTATCATCAATAAAACCAGCTTCCCAAGCAGCCAGCATTCTGTTCGCCACAAAGTAAGCGCCCTCCTTGCGTGCTTCAGTCTTCACTTCATCCAGGAAAGTGTCGGTCGCAGGAGTGGTTTTTTGTGGTGATAGGGCGATACGAATTGTTTCAAGAGCTGGATCTATTTCCACTGTTGGCACTTTGATAAAACCAAGCTGCACGCCATTCATAATGAACGTGCGGCGATCCTCACATATCGCCTTCAGTCTCGCATTCTCCGCAGCCAGCGCCGCGCGATTACCCTCCAGCTCTGCAATGCGCTGTTTTGCGGTATCAAGTTCAATCGATAATTTTTCCAACTGCTCTTTATGCTTCTTATATTCCTGATATGCGTGCCAGGACTGACCTTTGCGCACACTATCAGTAATATCAGTAATCTGTTCTGGTGTTAGCGTAGTCAGTGGCTGTGCTGGGAAAATCAGCACTTTCCCGGAATCCCAATCAAAACCAGCGTGAATTGACTGAACCTCAACTGAGGGTGTTGAACCAATGCTGCCAGGCGAATGAACAACGATCGTTACATCCATATCGCGACGATGGCTGTGGTTGTTGGACAAAATACGATTCACCAACTCAGAAAATTTGGAGAATTTCATGCGGAGCCTCAATATGCAAAATAGACCGTTGCCACGCCGTTATAGTGATCAAACGATACGGCGTTTACTTCATAGCTGGCAGGGAGCTTCGAGCCGAGAACATATCCGGGCCACGTTTTCCATGGAATTTCTCTACTCTCACTATCCCCATATACCGTACATCCAAGTGAACCTACAGCCTCGTCAGAACGTTTGCCGCATGTTATGAAACCTATATTTTTCTTGCTGGCCTTAATGGCGATTGGGTGAACACTGGCTGATGCATTGGCAGCACGCTGTGACTGTTGGTTTGCGATATTCGCAGAGTTCGCAGCAGCTACAGCAGCCGTGGTCGCGGCGGTAGATGCCACAATAACTGCTGAAGCCTGCGCCTGTTGGGTAATGGTCAGCAATGCCGCCACAAAAATCATCCTCTTCACTTGTCAGCTCCTTTGCGAATCTGTTCCGCCCATTCTTCAAGGGATTTCTCCGCATATTCACCGGACAGGCCATCAATCGGGTGCGGTTCATTAGCCAACTCTTCTTTCGCTGACAGAATCATGCGCGTAACGTCGAAAACTTCACGTAAAGACTTATTGATAAATCCGTGGTTGAAAGCAGCAGCAAGACGGCTTGCGGTATAGTTAATCCCCTCGTTGCGAGCCGCCGCACGAATTTCAGCCAGAAAAGCATCGGTGGCTGGAGTTTCGCTGTGGTGCAGGGCATCGTTGATAATCATTGCAGCAACTCCGGCCTGACCTGCATCCGTGACCGACACATGCTCAAGAGTTACAGCCATTGCATGTTTCAGCCCAGCATTCTCCGCCGCCAGCGCAGCACACGCTTTCTCAAGTCGGGAAATTTCCGTTACATACTCAGCGTTACGCTCTGCCAGTTGTGCGGGCGTTAAACCTTCAGACTTCATACACTCTCCTTTCGAAATAAACGTACTGATTAATCATGCTCAGGGGCATTTCGAGTTTTTCCGCGATCTCACGGCGGGGAACGCCACACTGATGAAGCTGCCGCGCCAGCTCTATATCGCTCTGCCGGTATTTGGCTGACTGGTGAAAGTCACCTTTCAGAATCATGCTGATCCCAAGCTCTCGCGCTTTAGTCCTGACGGCATCACCGGTACGACCGATCAGCTTCCCAATACTCTCGACCGTCATAGCTCCGGCGCACTGGCGGAGTATCATGATTTCTGCCCTTCCCCATCCCCGCCAGCTCACGCAGAACTCCTTCTAACCAAAAGAACGCCATCTTCAGAAACAACGTTGCAGGACTTCAGGTAATTCATTGCCTCTTTCGGTAATGGATTCTTTGGATCGGCGTTTGCCAGGGATTTCGATAACCTCATGATAAATTTGATCATTACCTTCTGGCGGAGCTTGTGCTCATGAGATAAAGAAAGGTAATAGGAAATGGTATGGGCTAAACGCTCACGAAGCTGTTCTGTGCCGTGATATACAGCAGCGATATCACGCAGTGCATTGACCAGTTCCCGGTAAATATGCGGAGCAACCTGGCATTCAATGTTGGTTGGTGACTCATAAATTACAGTCAGCCCCAGCTTTTCAGCCAGCGCGTGCTCTGCACGAGCACCAACCGATTCTTCCCATCGATTGAGCAAATAAATCGCATCAGCAGAACGCACCATTGCCAGGCAAATATCCATGTATTCACTCTGGCAAAGGCCACCAGGTAACACCGCTGGATTCAGAACGATATGCCCTTCAGCCATCAGCTCGCTCGCTTTCGCATTAAACGCCGCACGGTTGTAATCTGGATAACCAGTCATCGGCCCCGCGATGTAAATTTTCAAAATACGTTTCACCATCAAAATTTCCCCAAAATCGTGACGCAAAACATAAGCACTGCGAAAAGCTCAATACCAAGCTCAAGTAGCGCCAACGCCCCGAAAAACAACACATAGAACAGGCCAATCTCATTCACAGATGGCTGGTGGATCGCACTTAAAGCTATAAGCATCATGTCCTCCAAACAGTTATCAGGAATGATATTAATGTTTTGTGTTAGAAAATCAATTTTGAATATCTAACCATTTTGATCAATCATAGAAAAATCGCTGAAAAGTAAGAGGCAGCCATCATGCAGAAACAGAGCTACTGGGAGAAACAGAGACAAAAAGCCATGCAAAGATTGGCTGACCCGGCCTGGCGAGAGGAACAAAGGGCAAAGCGCCTTCAACAAGCTCAACGCCAGCAGCAGCGAGCGAGAGAAAAAGCCGCATCGCCTGAATATCGGCAAAAGAGAATTGAAAAAGCAAAGCAATATGACCAGCGGAGAAAAGAGAAAGCTGTATCCGCTCCGTCCAAAAAAACACGCACGTCACGCGGCCTGAAGGGCAGATCACTCACAGCCGATGAACGCCGGATACAGACCGCTATCGGTACTCTCCCCTGCATTGCCTGCCATATTCACGGGCAACATAGCCCAGTGGTATCCCTGCACCATATCTTCGGGAGAACGGCAGAGAACGCGCATAAATATGTCCTCCCTTTGTGTAAATGGCACCACCAGTACGCAGCGCCAGCCGAGGTCCGAGAACAATATCCCTGGCTGGTCCCTGTTCATGCTGATGGAAAAATAGGCGGAAAAGCAGATTTCATACGGCACAATGCCGATGAAATGGCGTTGTATCAGATGGCGATTGAATTGATAAATTAGTTTTCTAACATTTTAAGTTGAATTGAAAAATGCTCCGATGTACATTCACTACCGATTGGCACACCGGTCAACTTTTTGAGACAAACTATTTAGTTTTTCGTATGATTGCCGCCGCCATACCAATGGCGGTGCAATATAGGTGGCTGAAAAGCCCCCGTTGACTCACGGTGTTCCAGCCTTTATTGCGCCGCCACCAGACCGTGGAACAGTCGATGGCGGCTCCGAAAGCAAGGAGTCACTACACTATGAACAGCTACTGTCTTTTCCCATCACTCGTTGTCCGCCACTCACGCGATAATCTGCATTCTTTACTCGCGCTGGGGGTGTCAAAATGACCGTTCGCTACCTCAACTTTCAAATCCAGAACATCACTGGCGGTTGCTATGACTGGTTTGTCACTCTCGGAAAAGAAGTGATCACCGGGAAGCTGGATGAAGTGAAAGCTAAAGCAATGGCCTACGCCTGCAAGCAAGCCCGGAAGAAATCCGCCAAAGCATAAAATACTGACTGTTGCGCCCTGGCATTATCGTGGGGTATATTTCTACGGCACCTTAGAAAAACGGGTGCCGGGATTGGAACCCCGGATAATGCAAAAGGCGACACAGACGCCGAAAGCGTCTTTTTTTGTGTCATGCCATCGCACAGCCATACGTAGCGTTTAGCTCAGAGATCAATGGTAGTGCTGGCTGGGCTGCCGAAAGGCAGGCCGGTTCCCTTTTGCGCCGGTAGTTCCAACCCAGTCAGTGCTACCGCCATTGAGATTGGAACCTCACGCGGTAGCTCCTTAAATTAGCAAAAGGAGGCTGCCATTATGGCTACTACCCCTACCCCAACTCATTCTGAATTTATCTGGCGTTTCTATTCCTGCCAAAAACACCTGTATATCTGCGTCATGGCTGCAACCGAAGCAGAAGCGCGCTCATACCTTCCCGAAGAACCCTGCATTTTTGCTGCTCGCTTCACTCTTGATGCGATGGAGATCCTCAATTACTGGAATCTGCCAATGAACTGCGTGGAGGTGCACTGATGAATCTGTCCATCTCTCAAAAAGCGACAATGACCAGTATTGAGATCGCGGAACTGGTAGGAAGTCGCCCAGATAGTGTGAAGAGAACTATCGAAACACTGGCTAAAAAGAGTGTGATCCAATTTCCACAATCTGTGGAAATTGAAAATAAACAATCAGTTGGCCCTCGTCGATTTTCCAAGGCTTACATCTTTGAAGGCGAACAAGGAAAACGAGACAGCATCATTGTCGTCGCGCAGCTCTCTCCGGAATTCACCGCCCGGCTGGTGGACCGCTGGCGCGAACTGGAGAATGCCCGGGTACAGTTAAAATCAAAAGCCGAAATTCTGGCTGAAATGGCGCAAATGCATCTTGAGCATGAACGCCGGATCAACGCCGTAAATGCCCAGGTAGCCGAGGTATCAGCACAAGTATCGATGGTCGCTGAAACACTCGAGCAAATAAAGAAAGGCAATATTCCGGAAGGCTACATTGGCTACCGCCAGCTGGCGGCGAAATGTGGCCTGACTGAAGCCAAATGTCGCAACCTGGTTAACGCTTTCCGGATTCCCACCGATACGCATGAGTTTTTAACTCCAGATGGTTTGCTTGCGCGACGCTCCATTGTGGCCCTGGCCCCCTTCCGGAAAGCCTTTAAGCAGGTGATGTCGGAGGCAGAACCACGCAATAAACGCTGGTATCATCCAAAGATGGGGATGTTTCAGGCAATCCACCATCCTGTGCCTGAAAGCCCAAAGGATAATCTGTCACTACATACCGTCAGAGAGAAGATCAGGACTGGATACGCAACAGTGTGTCGTCGTTCTTCCTGGCCTGAAGGTATATGGGTGTGGCCCGAAGGTGGATCACGAAAGCACTGGCGCACCATCCGTGACGGGAAAATCCATGCTATTGATTTAGCTCCAGAGGATGTTATTGCTATGGACTGGATTGTTAGTTAAATGCTGCATCCCCGGCGACGCCGGGGATTTAACTGCCAAATAATCGGATTATCCGCACGATGAAAAAAATAGATTTCACTTATTCTGCCGCCACACTTGAGCGGCGCTTCACCCTCATTAGAGAGTTGGAGCTGTCAAAAGTCTGGTATCAAATCCTACTGGATGAAGAGTTTTCACTGATGGTTATAGCAGAAAAATTGGCTATGCCTAATGACCGGCACAAGGTCATAGCCAGCCTCGATCTGGTGACAAACAGATACTGGGAAACAGAGGAACTACATGAGGCGGGAGTAATTCGTGACCTGATGGAGAATTCCGTTCCCCGCCGCTATCGTGCAGGGAACGGCATCTCCGTGGTTAAAGGTGTTTAAAGCTCACCTGCGCGCTGTTTTTCAAGCACAGATTTAACATTTGGCGCTTTCCCTTTAAAAGAATGGAAAGTGCCACATTTTTCTGTTTTAACCTCGCGCAGAGCTTCGCCATCGGCGTTCTGCCATTGATGGGATAATGTCATATCACCGCGAGAAGGAACATCCAGCGAGTACAGCGTGTAAGTTCCCCCCATCTCCGCATACTCCTGGAACACATAGCTCATTACGTCAGATTCAGTTTTTCGGTGTGCGTTATCAACCTTATTCCCATTCAGAAATATGGCATCTGGATAGATTTTTATATCAAACCGACCGCACTTAACTTGTAAATTTCCGGCGCTCGCGATCAAAGGGAAAGACGCCAGTAAAGCAATAGCCAATCTTTTCAATTCTGCCTCCGCTGCGTAACTTATTGCCCGTATTTTTTACACCATTGCTCTGCCATTTGTTTGGCTAAAGGCCCGGCTACTGCACTGTATTCTGCTGTTTTACTTTGCACACATGAAGCAGATGGTTTTTTATTTCGCTGCTCGGTTAGTTTGCGCTCATAAGCCATCATGCTATCGAACCCGGCAATATCACTTTGGCGAAGCATTCCCTTTTTAACCAAAAATTGCTGCCCCTCTGGCACCAACGCAAGCATAAAAAGTGGTTGCAATAACTCACCTAATCCTTGCTGGCGATACACTTCGAATTGCTGCCATCCCTGACTTAATCTGGAAAGAGTATCTTTGGTTGAATAACCTGTTTTTGTTATAGCTTTGTCCGTCAGATATGCTGTATATGCAAAAACGCAAAAGTCAGTTTTACCAATAAACTGAGTTCCAACAGGCCGTAATGGAATGCCCTCCCTCTTGCAAAAGTCCATAATGGCCGCTTGTGAATGATCCCCACCAGCGTTATTCATAACCTGCTGCCCTGCCCTGAATTGTGCAGGTAACGCAGTTGCATTGGCAGTATTAGCAGATACGCATCCCAACATAGCCGCGAGCGCGGCCCCTAAAACCCTTAACTTCACTACACCATCCTTCATGTAAACAAAATGAAGTTTTATGTTATAAAAACAATTAACTACATCAACATGATTTAGGCCAAATTTCGGTCAAAAAATAAAATCCACAAAAAGTGGTTGACACTATTTTGGAAATCACAAACTGCACATAATCCATCGCGCTAACGGCTCCCGTTGAAGGTTCTTTTGACGATTAACTTTCAGCCGAAGCGCGGTAGGGAGTCATAACGCCAAAGCAGGCCGCCATGTGCGGCCTTTTTTTGTATCCGTCATCCGTGGAGGAAGGACAATGGAAAAGATCGCAATATTCAGCCTGACCACCAGCAAGCCTCAAATGCTCACTGCAATACTGAAAGACGGTGCTCTCATTATTAACGAAGTAAAACCCCTTCCCGCGTCAGCATTGGAGCAAAAGCAAAAAATTCCTCCAGCTATAGCAGCCCTGCGGAAAAGCAAATTTAAGGTTCTAGTAGACGAAATTACGCCAACGATCTCCGCTGGCACCGGAGCAAGTCAGGTGACTCTCAAGACCCGTCATGCCGATGGTAGAGCAGCAATCATCGTCGGGATGGAAAGATACAGAGAGTTAAAACTCCAGAAACTATTATCCCTGCCGCAAAATAACAAAGGTGCTTTCGAAATCCCCGACTCTATCGTTGATACCGAATACAACGGTAACGGAGAAGAAGTCTACAGGGTGAACTGGCAGGATATCAGGCCGGAGCATATTCTGATGATCCTGTGTTGCTACGCGACCGTATACCACAACGTTGCCAGTGCAGATTATGTAGAGCAGATGACCGGTACAGTCGAGAAAGAGCAAAAAACAGGCATACTCGCTTCGTTCCTGTCCATTATTGGGCATGAAAAAGTTAAAGCAGGCACCTCCCAGCCAAAGTCACTGGCTGGGAAAGAAGTTGATGAAGATACCGTGATACTTTGATCACATTAGTAGCTTTGTTAACTCCCTCAATACCAGGTAGAAGAGTAACAAAAATATTGACGCGAGTATTTGAGTGGTCAATGAAGCGTTCATAAACAGATCAATTAGCATTAATAATTTGAAGATAACATCCATGTCATTCACTCCGTTTAATTTTTAATCTAATGCCAGCAAATGAAGCTGGCCCCCGCATAAAGATTAATGAAAGTCACTTGTCACCAGTGAGGGGATTTATGAACCACATCCCCCTGAACTGGTGGCCTGTCTGTTTCTCGCATTTCACACCCTGCATACAGTTTCCCCCAGGTTATGACTGAGAGGCTTTGTTATGGGCTATAGCAGACTCGACGATAGGTACATTGAAGACGATATTTTTCGTGCGCTGTTTCACCAGGAAATGATTAAGCGGGTATCGGAGTATCACTCTGATAATTTCCAGTACACGATAAAGATTGATGAAGTATATCGTTCAGACCTTGCAGCCTACAGGGCGTATGGCAATGCAGATTTGCGCTGGGTATTCCGGGTGCTGGTGGGCCATGAGTCAGAAATGGAAGAAATGCCCGCCGGGACCACGTTAACTCTTCCTGATGTGGCATGGCTGAGGAACAAGATCCGTGATTACGCGAGCGCGGAACCGGAGATAGAAAATGCCTGATTTCCTGAAAAACCAGGACGGGCGCTATATCACTGACGGCCTGTCCTCTAAGGACTTCACGCGTTTATTCGACCTTATCAGGAAAGAACAAACCCGTAAGCGCCGACAAGCTCACCGGACGCTGACGCCAGGTAGACTGAGGAACAAATCCGCCGAAGATATTCTCAAGTTAGGGAAGAAAAAAGGCGGCACGTTCTTCACGCGAGACGACCTGAAAGGTTTCGAAAAGCTACGGAGTAAAACGCGCGAAAAATATGACAGCAAGACGGCTGGCATCACATACGCCCAGCTGGTGGCATCCAGCCAGGCAATCGATATTAAGCGTGCAAATAACGCCGTGGATGACGGATCTGGTATCAAAAGAGCTACACCCGTATCTCTTCGCCACAATGTGATTAATATCCGCGTAGAAGCATCGGATATATCCGTCCACCAGCACCATATCGTCCGGATACGCTTTGAAGAATGGGATCAGATGGTTGATGACATCGCAGAAGACGATAAATCAGCTCTCAAAATCACTAAATCACTGTGCGCCGGGCGAGTGTCTTTCGATTGTGACTGTGGTCGTCATCAATACTGGTATCGTTACATCGCCACTGCGGGTAACTTTGCCCTGGCACCGCCAAAAGAATACGCCTATCCAAAAGTTCGCAACCCGAAGCTGCAAGGCGTCGCCTGTAAACACGTGATCCACTCAATGACGCGGTTACAGTCCGCCAGTTGGCAAATGAGTATTGCTCGTGCGCTACAAAAGGCTGCAACGCAAATTGCATTTGGTGACGATCGCCGCCGTACAACCAAACACTTCTCAAAAGAAGACGAGAAGGAGTTTAATCGCAATCGTAGCAGTAAAACGAACGTTGACGCTGCCAAGCGAGAATGGAGGCTCTATCAGAAGCGCCAGGCCGCTTTAAGCACAAAACTGGCAAAGGACAACGGCAAGATTGACAAGCTACGTGACCAACTGACCAAGGCCAGAAAGTTGTCAGACGCACAGAAAAAACGGGCGGCAGCAAAAGAAGCGGCGTTGCAACGTGAGAAACAGAAAAACAAGGAGCTTCAGCAACGCCTGGCCGATCAGTTCGCACTGAAGAAGCAGGCGTTCATTGATGCGCTTGTCATGGCTGGAACACCACCAGCACAAGCTAAAAAAATGTTCATGGAGTATGTAAAAAAAGCATAAACCACACATATAGCCTGGTGGTTTATGCCAGGCTTTCATTTTTCTGATAAATCAGTTTGCATTTCAGAATGCAAGCGGGAAATTTCAGAGAATAATTTATCAAAATTTATGTTATTGAATGATGATTCCTTTACTGCAGAAAGGAATTTATATAAATCCTGCTGATTTTCAATTTTGAACCCTCCATTCTTATATAATTCGCTTAAACTGAGAATGTTATCATATGTTAAATTTATATTATCAGCAAACTCTTTTCTTTTTTTATCAAAGTTAATTTGTTTATTTTTAATCGCATTATCAATATCTTCCAGGTCTTTTTTTCTTTCGTCTAATACTTTTTGGCTATACTTACCATTCATTTCAATATCAATTCTTTCTTTGGCTTTCTTTGCTTGTTTTTTAAGTTGATTTTCATAGGCATTTTCATCTAAAAATTTTATTTCATGATATATGTTGGTTGTAACGTAAGATACAGCTAGAGTAACTATTGGCGCCACAATTGACGCAATCACGCCATAAACAAACGGCAAGAAAAAGTGAGCAACCCACGGTGATAAAACAACACCACCAAGAAACGGTAATTTGCCACCAACAAATACTATTGATAGTGTATAAAGAATATCTTCTTTTGATTTAATTAGTATTAATATATCTCGCCAATTAACAACTAAAAACGAGATAAAAATATATGCAAATACTTTATTAAACAATTTATCCTTTATAACATATTCCATTACATCCTTGGCGGCATCAATCGGCCCCCCCATTTTCTTTATCTGATTCGGCTGCCTTCTTTATTGATGAATCTGTACTCATATATGCTACCAAATTTCTAGTATCTATTTTTATAAAAACAGCGGTCATCCAGACCGCAAAACTTAAACACCAATCAGACTTTCCAGTGGAATACCAAACTGGGCATGTAAACGACGAATCATAGGTAACGTCAAATTTCGTGTCCCATTAAGCACTTCGTAAACACGGTTTGACTTACCAATTGCCGGTTCCAGATCCTTCACGGTCAGTCCTTGCTGTTCCATACGGAATTTAATGGCCTCAATAGGTGATGGTGGCTCAATTGGGTAATGTTTTTTCTCGTACTCCTCAATGAGAAGACACATAACCTCAAAGAAATCGCCTTCCGGTGTGTTCATTTCCGGTTCATTATCGAACATCGGTTCGACCGCACGCAGTGCGGCCTCATAATCTTGTTCTGTACGGATAGGTTTAATGTTCATTAATTACAAAGGAAAGCCCACTTGCTAAGTGGGCTTTTTGTATGTGTTTTACTATATCAGGCTGCTTTTTTATTCAGGTTCCGCTGAGAAATAAATTTTTCAGCAGTATTGATACGACTTAACTCTTCCTGAACGCGCATATCATTTTCGACTTCCCACAGGTCTACTGCGGTCTGAAGATTAATCCAAAAATCTACAGAAGTATCGAATGCTTTTGCCAGGCGATATGCCATATCCATCGTTAGCTTACGATTATTATTAACAAGAGCACTTACGGTGTTACGATGAACATGAAGTATTTCTGCCAACTCGTTGATCTTCAGCTCTAACGGCTCCAGGTATTCGTACAGCAGGATATCACCTACGGTCGTCGGTTTTCTGGTTGCCTGTTTCATTTTTTGCCCTTACTAGCGTGCGTATTAAGTGGACTCTGGTCAGAACCCGGTCCGTAACCGGGTATCTGTTTTAGTATTTGTGAGGGTCGAGATACAAGTCCTCGGCCTTTCCGTTAACCCACTTAAAAATTAACCTATATTGCTTATTCACCCTTACTGATGAATAGCCATTTAGCTTCCCTGACAGTTCCTCATACCGATTACCTGGTGGTGATCTTAAATCCTTACAGGTAGTTGCGGCATTGATAATGTCCAACTTCCGTGACAATGTCATATGAATATCAGGAGGTATCTTTCTATGTGGTGTTGAAAATTCAAAAAAATCATCAAGCCACGCATCCCTGAAATCCTTTATGTTAATTTTTTTGGTCATTAGTCATTTGATCCTCCGTGATGATTACCGAATGCCATAACTATAGCGCACCGTTGCACTGTGCGCAAGTGCATTTTATAAATTCCCCCTCCTTCATCCAAAATCACAATCTCCCGAAAATCTTCCTTTCGATACCTGACAGATCGACCTTTGAGGATGCTTATGGGCCGTTTTGACGAATGGTTTGCTGACGATGCAAACCTGGCAAGTAAGGAGTCAGAACATGACAGCACGCAGAGAGAAACGCCAGCGCCGATTGAAGCGAATGCAGGAGGCGCGCCGGAACATGGCAATACCGGTTCGGATTCATTCAGCATTCCGGAAGAGCAACCCGCCGCCAAAGCTGATAGCCATGATAATTTTGCTGATAGCAACGGTGGCCTTACTCCGGATGCTGGCGAATCAGATATAGCCATACTTCCATCTTCCCTGGCTGGCAGAGAACCGACTCCACAGTTAAAAGCACGCTATAACGGGCATAAAGCCTTTAACGACCAAATCCGCGCAGACTGGATGCTGATTATTGAATCCAGCCCAGATGCGTTTCAGGCTCTCTTATATCGACCTGATGTTGGCACATTTGGGGTAGTCAGCGACGAAACAGGAGAAGAGTCATTCACTGAACTGGATAACAACCAGCGTGAACTGACCTATCAGGAACCTGAAATTGTTTATGTGCTGGATAACCCTGACGGGCGTGACTCTTTCCATGCAATTGACGCAGACGGTGAGCAGGATGGCTTAACCGATGATGTTCTGATTCTGCGTATTGCAGCAAATAACGTCCCCGTCGGCTCAATTCTTGAATGGAATGAAGAGATGGTAAACGGCGTAGCCCGCCGCTGGTGGTACGTGCACCGTATTTTTAGCTACGGCACACAGCATGTTGGTTCGCTTTACTACTGCATACCTGCCAGGAATTTTGATACGACTCAAAACGGAGTGATCGAATGACTTCAAATAAAACCCTCCTGGCGCGAACCGGTGAATGGCAAACCTTACGCACAGGAAAATTCCAGACCACGGGCTTTGAAAACGTGGATAACGCGTTTGCGACGCTAATCAGCAACATTTTTTCTGATATCTTACTGGTGGCCCCCGCGCCGGAAGAAAAACGCTTTGCGTCATTCCTGAATCGTCCACCAGCAGAGCGTGTCTATATGGCCCGTTTCGACAATGCGATCGAGTTTCTTAAAGCAGTTCGTCGCGCAAATGCCGGGCAAGGGAGAAAACCTGAAAACCAGAACATTAACCGGGATGCTCTCCCCCTGGTCAATATCTCACGCACTATGGATATCAATTATATCAACGATGATCAGCAGATTGACCGCAAAAAAGTAGCCTGTTTTTGCGAACCAGATACCGGAACGCCTTTAGCAGAACTGGAATACACCCAGGCCATTCTGACGTATGACGTTACGTTAATGGCAACTGATAAAGCGACCATGAGTCTGATGTGTAATTCGCTGGGCGCACGGCTTCGCCTGATGACAGGTACACAATTTGAAGCAACCACTCACCTTGTTCGTGTCCCGGTCCCGCTGATTTGCTCGATACAGGATGCCAAAGAAGTCGGCTTTACGGATGTTTCAGCACCAATTGGAGAAGAGCGTATTTATGCCACACAAGCGCCGATAAGTGTGATTGCAGACGTGATCACAGCATGGGAGTTGGACGCAAAACGTATTATTACCGAAACATCGATATCTATGGGGTGATAAGTGGCCCAGGAGTTACAACAATATTTTCTACAGTCAGTGCTCATTAACGATAACAAAGTGCCACGAGACTGGATTTTTACCGCAGTATATGTAGAAAAAACCAGCCTCAAAGCCCCTTTGCTAAAACTGGAAATTCATGACGCTACCGGCACCGTAATTGATGACTGGAAAGCCAAATACGGTGCATCGCTGGTGGCTGAAATGGGCGATCCAAACGGTAATGCAGGCACTTTTAAAACAGATTTCTTTGTTACGTCTGCAATGCTGGCTGGTGATGTTGTTACCGTTATTGCTGTCAGTGAAGACGTGCGCAGGTTTAAGATCCCCTCCCCGCGCACAAATTTACATACCAACAAAACACCAGACGCTATATTCAAGGCATATTCCGGCAAACTTAAAATTACCAGCAGCGTGCTAAAACGCGCAGTTACATATCATCTGAATGCTGGTGACAAACCGTCAAAAATGCTTTCGGAGATAGCGCGAGACAAAGGTGCATTGTGTTGGGTATGTCGGGGGGAATTTAACTTTTACACCCTGGCTGATCTGATGAAGCAAACGCCATCATTTACCTACGAGGGGAATAACCCTAAAGCAGAATACACTTTGTCCAAAATGCGCCTACTCCAACAGGAACATGCGACAACAGCAAAGAATCAATATCGTTTTGTTGGGTATTCCATGACCGATGGCTACGTCGAATATGGCGATAGCTCACTCCCAGTGCGTTATATATCCGACTCTGATATGGAAACTCTTCGCAATATGCAGCTGTCTCTCGTCCCCAAAATGGATATAGAAGTCGCAGGCAATCCTGATATAAAACCGGGGATGGTGATAGAGATTATCGTATACCGCTATGACCAGGAAAACCGCATTGATGAATCAATGCCCCGTAAGCTGATAGTAAAAAATGTTGCGCACTTTGAAGACCGCGTAGGCTACACAACACGAATGATATTGGGAGTGCCGAACAAATGAAGCGTAGAGCGCAAATTGTTGGAACTGTGCACCCGGCAGGGCTTATGCGTGCTCAAGTCCGTGTTTTACCTGACTGGAATGGCGTTCCTGATGACGATCTACCCTGGGCGGAATACCTGTTACCCATCGGAAACGCTTTTGTACCCACAGTCAAAGGTGACCTGGTCTGGGTAGAGTTTCCTTATTTAGATGTTAACGGTCGAATAGACACCAGACGCCCAATGATAGTTGGTGCCGCTCAGGATGCACCGGGAGGAATTCCAAACGTTGCACCAGAAGCATCTGGCAAAGGCAACGGCTGGACGCCGCCGGAAGTAGATGGAGCACCTCCCCGCCCCCAAATCTCAGCAACGAAAGACTTCGTTATTCACCGCAACAATATTCTTGAAGTACGAACTGCTGGTGGCGGCTATGAAATTGCCAATACGGCAGCAGGCTCAAGGATTGGCATGAATGAGTCCGGGCAGATATATATCATTGGTCCGGCTGATGTAATCGTGAATGCAGGAGGGAGTGTTAACGTCAAATCAGCCAACAACATCAATGTTAAAGGGGAAAATATTGCTGTCACCGCTAACGGAGACATAGCTTTCAAGGCAGGAGGAACCTTTCAGGCCACTGCTAGCAACTTCGATTTCAAGAAAGGATAGAAAATGCACCCATTTGTGTTAGATAATTAATATGTATTTTCTAACACAAATGGTGAGACATGAGATCAGTCGCTTTCAAAAATATCTTCATCTATCGTCTTTCACGCGAAGTTAGCTGGGATACTGCAGAAGTAAATGCAGCCCTTAGCAAGTTTGTGTTTACCCCATGCGGTTCTCAGGATATGGCTAAAGCTGGTTGGACCCCCGTTCTTGGCGACAACCTCACCCATGAATACCAAGGTTTTCTTCTGATACAGCATAAACGAGAGGAAAAAATCCTACCCTCTCAAGTGCTCAAAGAAGAGTTACAGAAAAAAATCCTGACACTTGAAGAAGAGCAAGACAGAAAGCTGAAGAAGACTGAAAAAGATTCGCTGAAGGATGAAGTGCTTCACTCTCTGCTTCCTCGTGCTTTCACGAGAAAATCAGTCGCTAAAATCCTGATAGACCGAAGCAATCATCTGGTTTTTGTCGAGGCCAGCAGTGCTAAAAAAGCAGAGGATCAGCTGGCTTTGTTACGGAAATCGCTTGGCAGCTTGCCCGTTGTCCCCTTCTCTCCGAAAGACCCATTAGAACTGACCATCACTGGCTGGATTAAAAATGGCTTCCCGAACGGTTTCCGTGCCGGTGAGGAAGCGACCTTAAAAGCATTGCTTGATGATGGCGGCGCGGTCCGCTGCAAAAAAGTGGACCTGCTATCCGACGAGATCATGAGTCATATAGAAGCTGGTAAGGTTGCAACCACAGTTGCGGTTAACTGGCAAGACCGTGCATTTTTCAGACTGAATGACGATATGAGTATCAAGGCTTTGTCGTTCAGCGACGAATTGTACGACCAGAACGACGATATTGATCGAGAGGATGTTGCGCAACGATTTGACGCTGACTTTATCCTGTTTACTGCTGAATTATCCGCGATGTTCACTTCGCTGGTGGAGGCCGTTGGTGGTGAAGCAGAACGTTAACAATAGACCTCTGATGGTGAGTCTTTGTGATTTCACGGGGAAAATGGTCGCCCCCTGGCTGGAGCATGGTATAGATGCTGTTATCGTCGATCCACAACACGCAGAGACCAGAGATGAGCTGATGCAATCAGGCGCAGTTCTGACACGTATCAGTGCGATTATCGATAGTGATGAAGTTTATGCTTTTCTCCGAAATAATTTACAACGTATTGTGTTTTTAGCTGGTTTTCCGCCGTGCACGGACCTTGCTGTTTCCGGTGCGCGCTGGTTTGCGCATAAGGCTGACAAAGATCCGTTTTTCCAGTTCAAAGCGATGCAGGTCGTCTGGCAGTGTTACGATATTGCAAAGATGATTGGTTGCCCGTACATGATTGAAAACCCGGTCAGCCAAATATCGACATTCTGGCGTAAACCTGATCACATCTTCCATCCTTACCACTTCACTGCATATTGCAAGGAAGACAATTACACCAAAAAAACATGCCTCTGGAGCGGGCAAGGCTTTGTCATGCCTGATGCCCTAATGGACGAATCATTAGGCAAGCCAGATAACAGAATCCATACCGCGCCACCTGGACCTGAAAGGGCTAATTTTCGAAGTGCTACTCCGCATGGATTCGCAAAGGCAATTTTCGAAGCGAATAAGGGGGTGCTCTATGAGTAAATCTATAGCAAGCATAGCCATAAAAAAACAGGATACGATGGCTGAAATTAGCTATATGCGCACCATTCGGACTCCGGATGAATATGAGCGCCCGATCTTCAAATGGGTAGGCGGTAAATTCTCAGAGTTGCCTACAGTGCTTGAGCATCTACCACACGGCAAGCGGTTAATAGAACCATTCGTTGGTGGCGGTTCCGTATTTACAAATGCAGGATTTCACCACAACCTGCTTAATGATATTAACGGTGACCTGATTAACTTCTATCAGACATTGCAGCGAGAAGGACATTCGCTCGTCACGCTGTCATATAGTTTTTTCCAAAATTACAACAACGCTGACGCTTACCTCGAAGTGCGTGAGGCATTTAACAGAGGAAAGTATGACCAGCTACATCATGCTGCCGCCTTTTTGTACCTTAATCGGCACTGTTTTAATGGCGTAACGCGGTACAACCAAAATGGCGAGTTCAACGTGGGGTATGGCAAATACAAAGCGCCCTACTTCCCACATGCAGAGATGGAGGCATTTTTGGCTGATGACGTACTCAAAAACACGTCCTTTGTATCAGGTGACTTTGCTGGCGTCATCGAGGCGGCTGGTGAAGGCGATGTGATTTTTTGCGATCCGCCGTATGAACCGCTGCCGGATACAGAAGGGTTTACCAGTTATTCAGGAAATAGCTTCCGTTTCGACGAACAGAAACGGCTGGTATCTCTATTGGTGGAAGCCCACCAGCGCGGCGCTAAGGTAGTGATAACAAATAGTGGTGCGCCAAACATCCGTGAACTATATGAAGGAAACGGGTTTAAAGTACATCATATGGCAGCCAGACGGTCGGTTTCCTGCAAGGCGTCAACACGTGTAGTTGCTAACGATATAATTGCGATAATGAAGTAAAAAACGCCGCAGTAGCGGCGTTTACTTTTTTATGTGGCGAAATACCTATTAACCTAACTTCGCCCAGGTATCACGCAGCCCAACGGTGCGGTTAAATACCGGTTTTTCCGCCGTGGAATGGCGGCTGTCGAGGCAGAAATAACCTTCACGCTCAAACTGGAATGCTTTACCCGCTACCGCTTCTTTCAGCGACGGTTCAGCAAAGCCCTGTTTGATCACCAGCGATTCCGGGTTAATCACCGACAGGAAATCATCCGCAGCACCTGGGTTCGGTACACTGAACAGACGGTCGTACAGGCGAATTTCAACCGGCAGCGCATGGGCCGCGCTTACCCAGTGGATAACGCCTTTCACTTTACGACCATCTGCCGGATCTTTGCTTAAAGTATCGGCATCGTAGGTACAGAAGATGGTGGTGATATTGCCTTCGGCATCTTTCTCCACGCGTTCAGCCTTAATGACGTAAGCATTACGCAGACGCACTTCTTTA